TCGAACAGACTATTGCAGAGGTTGGTTCTTATGTAAAGAACCAGGAATCTGTTACAGTCATTACATCATCTATGGATAATGATGACCTGACAGTTGCAATCGATGATGCATCATCTCTTAGTAAGGGCATTGTCGAGATTGATGAAGAGCTTATCTATGTGAAGAAGTCAATCAAGGACAGCGGTACTATCCAGATTCTTGGCGTTGCAGGTAACCCTGTAGGTCGTGGCTGGCGTGGCACAACAGCAACAAGTCACGTTGCTGGCTCAGTTGTACGTAACAACCCGCTGTTCCCAAAGACTCAGGTCAAGCGAGCCATCCTAGAAACAATCAAGGGAATGTCATTCCCTGTTATCGCTAATGAAACATTCCAGTTCAATGGGTCTGACTACTCATACATCATGCCAGATGCACTAGAAGATATCACTGGTATCTCATGGGATGTGCCAGACTCAACAGGAGTATGGCAGATAATTAAGAACTGGCGACTAGATACAAACTACTACGATGCCACATCAGGAACTACTAAGCAGGCTTTAGTTCTAAAAGAAACCCCTATGCCTGGTCGTGATGTACGAGTTCAGTACACAAAGTTCCCAACAGTTATTACTGATAATCAAGAATTAACCGTAAGCGGTCTGCCATCTTCTTGCGAAGATGTAGTTCGTCTCGGTGCTATGTATCGTCTACTGTCAACAGTAGATGCAGGAAAGGTTACCGCAGTATCTGTATCCGCAGATGCACTTGACCAACCAGTTGCAGCTGGTGCATCAACCAGTGCTGCTAAGTATATTTTCCAGCTTTACACTGTTCGCTTGGCGGAGGAAATCGCAAAGCAGCAGGCAAACTTCCTAAACACAATCCAGTATACGAGGTAACGAATGCCAACACCGTCACGTTATTACAGTTCTACAGCTGCTAAGACAACGCTTTCAAGTTCTGTAGATTCATCAAGCGCAAGCATCTTGCTTGCTGCTCCATCTGGTCTTCCATCCCAGTATCCGTTTACCCTAATTCTTGAAAAGGATTCAGCTAACGAAGAAATCGTAACGGTTACTGCTCTAGTTGGTTCTTCTTATAGTGTGACTCGCGGTGTTGACGGAAGCACAGCCAAGGCTCACTCAGTTGGAGCAACAGTAGAACACGGCGTATCTGCTCGTGACTATGCCGAGTCTCGTACGCACGAAGTATCAACCAACGCTCACGGTGTAACTGGTGACATTGTCGGTACTGGTGGAACACAAACTCTTACTGGCAAGACACTTACTACCGCAACACTTGGTTCAATCCTTGATGCTGGTGGATATAAGATTACAAACCTTGCTACACCAACATCATCTTCTGATGCAGTACGTAAAGATTTTGCTGATGCCCAGGTAGCAGCAGCTGCTACGTCTGCAACTTCTGCATCTAATTCAGCAACCGCATCATTAAACTCTGCAAATGCTGCAGCAACTAGTGCTTCTAGTGCATCAACTTCTGCAAGTTCTGCCTTAGCATCACAACAGGCTGCAGCTACTTCTGCAACCAATGCATCTAATTCAGCACTTGCTGCAGCAACTTCAGCATCCAGCGCTTCGACATCAGCAAGCAGTGCATTAGCTAGCGCCAATGCTGCTTCAACAAGTGCAAGTAATGCAACTGCTTCGGCTAGTGCTGCTGCAACTAGCGCAGGAGCAGCCTCTACTTCAGCATCTTCTGCATTAACAAATGCCAATAACTCTGCATCTTCTGCAGCTCTAGCAGTAACATCTGCTAACTCAGCAGCAACCAGCGCATCAAGTGCTTTAGCTTCAGCAAATAGTGCAGCAACAAGTGCATCATCTGCTAACTCATCTGCAACTACCGTTGCTGGTCAAGTTGCTTCTGGTCTTGTTCGTGACATGGGTGACATTACATCTTCAGATACAAGCACTGGAACTTGGATATCCCTATCATCTCTTGAAACAAACACACAGGCTGCAGCGACAGCTGCTGCAACAAGTGCTACCAGTGCAGCAACCAGTGCCACAAGCGCAGGCAACTCTGCAACTGCAGCAGCAGCAAGTGCTGCAACTTCTGTAACAAGTGCAGGGCAGGCTGCTACATCAGCGACCAGCGCACTTGCTTCTCAAACCGCTGCTGCAACATCCGCTGCTAGTGCGTTAACATCACAGACTGCTGCTGCAACTTCGGCAACATCTGCTGCAGCAAGTGCAACTGCTGCTGCTACCAGCGCAACAAGCGCTGCAGCATCTGCAACTACAGCATCTAACAGTGCAGCAACTGCAACCACATCTGCATCACAAGCAGCCACATCGGCAACTAGTGCAGCAACCTCAGCGACTTCGGCAGCAGCATCTGCTACGGCAGCAGCTGCAAGTTACGACAGTTTTGACGACCGTTATCTTGGAGCTAAGGGAACAGCACCTACATTAGATAACGATAGCAACGCACTTCTTGAAGGAGCGTTGTATTGGGATACAACAAATAAAAACATGAATGTTTACAACGGAACCGCATGGGAAGTTGTAACAACGTCTGGAGATATCACAGCGGTAACCGCTGGTACTGGTCTTTCTGGAGGTGGAGGTTCTGGAGCAGTAACAGTATCGCTTAATACAACAAGCGTTTATGTACTACCAAGCCAAGCATCAAGTAATGGATATTTTTTAACCACAAACGGAAGTACCGCTTCGTGGGCTAACCTCTCAGATTGGGGAACACTCTAATGCCATTCGCATTTCAGCGCCGTAGAGGAACCACGGCACAACACGCTTCGTTTACTGGATTACTTGCGGAGCTAACAGTTGATACAGACAAGAAAACAGTGGTAGTCCATGACGGCTCAACAGCTGGCGGAGTACCACTATCAAAGCAGCGTTCAACAACGACATCAACATCTGGCACTACATACACCTTAGCGTTGGCAGATGCCAACAATGTGGTTGTCACAACAAGTGCATCTGCCACAACAGTAACAGTGCCAGCAAGCGTTTTTGGAGCAGGCGACCAGATTACAGTATTACAGGACGGCGCTGGACAAGTTACTTTTGCAGCAGGTTCTGGTGTAACAATAGTTTCAACTGGTGCATCAACAGCAGCACCGAAAATTCGAGCAACATATGCTGGAGCAACCGTTTACTACAAGACAGGCGGAGCTAACCCTACAGTTACAATTGTAGGAGATATTGCATAATGCCAATTATTAAAGGAGTTATTGCATCTAGTAAGTACATCCCACAAAATTTAGTTGTTGATGTACTTTTAGTTGCTGGCGGTGGTGGAGGCGGTGGTCGCGGAAACCGTGGAGCTGGCGGTGGTGGTGCTGGTGGTGTTCTTTACTACTCATCACAAACATTAAGCAACCAAACATCTACAACTATTGTTGTCGGTGCTGGTGGTGCTGCTAACGGAGATGCCGCAGCAGGAAATGGCAAGGGTACAAATTCATCTTTTGCTGCACTTACTGCAGCAGTTGGTGGTGGATTTGGACGGTCAGATAATGGTGGTCCAGGTGGTTCTGGTGGCTCTGGTGGTGGAGGTTACTCTGGAGGACCAGGTGAAGACGGTACTGCAGGCGGGTCACCAACTTCTGGTCAAGGCTATGCTGGTGGTGCTGGAACATCGAGCCAGACATTTAATTCTCCATTCGGCGGTGGCGGTGGTGGCGGTGCAGCGCAAGCTGGCTCAAACGGCGGTCAAGGTCAAGGAGGTAACGGTGGTAATGGAACCTCTACTTATTCATCATGGGGCGCTGCAACATCAACTGGTCAGAACTCAGGTGGAACTTATTATTATGCTGGCGGTGGTGGCGGTGGTGTTGGAAGCTACAGTGGTGGCGATGCAACAACTGCTGGCACTGGCGGTTTAGGTGGCGGAGCAAATGGAAACGGTTCAGCTTCCTCACCCGCTACAAACGGTACAGCAAACACTGGCGGTGGAGGTGGAGGCGGAAACGCTGGTGGTGGCAATGGTGGCTCTGGCATAGTTATCGCCAGATACTCTGGCGTTCAAAAAGCTACAGGAGGTTCTGTAGTAACTACTGGTGGATACACATATCATACATTTAATGCATCTGGAAGTTTATATACTGGTCTAGCTAAAGCTAATGGCGGTGGAGTATATAAGGATGCTAACTACTGGTATCACGCATTTCGCGGTTCTGGAAGTTTCATTACAACAACTCCTGTTACAGCAGATATCTTTGTTCTTGCAGGTGGAGGTGGTTCTACATCAGATAACTCTGGTGGTGGTGGAGCAGGTGGTGCAGTTGCGTTTGCATCTCAATCACTTTCTGGAACATACGCAATCACCGTTGGCGCTGGTGGAACCAATAACAGCGGTGGCAATAACTCAACATTTCAAGGACTAACATCTGCCATAGGCGGAGGTCGTGGTGGCGGATACTTCTATACCGCAGGCAGTGGCGGTTGTGGTGGTGGTGCTGGCTCACAAGGCGGTACAGGTCAAAACGCTGGAAGCGGAAGCCAAGGCGGTAACGGTGGCAGCAACGGTGGTTCTCCTTCATCTGCTGGTGGTGGCGGTGGTATGGGTGGAGTTGGTGGCACTGCTACTGGTTCACCTAGAGGTGGTAACGGCGGTGCAGGTATCAGCTCAATTACCAACTTCTCGAATCTCTCAACAGCTCTTTCCGTAATTGGAGTTGGGCAAAATAGCTCAGGCACTTGGTATGTTGCAGGTGGAGGCGGAGGCGCAGGTCGTACCAACCCAGGAACTACAGGAGCTGTAGGTACTGGTGGAATTGGTGGCGGTGGTAACGGCGGTTCCTATACTCAAATTGCTTCTACAGATGGTTTAATTTCTTCTGGCTCTGGCGGAGGCGGTTCAGACTTTACTATTCCAGGTAGTGGCGGTTCTGGACTTGTTATTATCAGATACCCTATTTAACAGAAGGAATCAAATGACAAATAAAAATACAAACGTAACGCAGTGTTTTAGCTATGAAGTAAAAATGCTTGTTCATATCATTGCCGATGACGAGAAGTCAGCAAAAACACAATTAGATGAAAAGGGTGGCATTGTAACTAAACGCGACGTTAAGTTACTTAATGCATCCATTCTTTATGGCGAAGAAAAGGAAAAGGAATAATGGCTCATTTTGCTAAAGTAGTAGATGGGGTTGTTGAGCAAGTTATTGTTGCCGATGACCAAGCATGGTGTGAATCAAATCTTGGCGGAACATGGGTTCAGACTTCATATAATACCTACGGTGGAAAGCATAAGCTAGGCGGTACTCCGCTAAGAAAAAACTATGCTGGAATTGGTTATGAATATAATTCAGAGCTAGATGCTTTTATTGCACCAAAGCCTTTTGATTCATGGACATTGAACCAAGAGTCATGTTTATGGGAAGCCCCTACTCCAATGCCAGAAGATGGCAAGTTGTATAACTGGGATGAATCCACGTTAACGTGGGTTGAAGTTCAGTAATATTAATTAATTAATAATAACCCCTGAGCATGGGTATAAACTGTTCTATTTTTATTTCCCAAAGGAGAATCATGAAGTTATCTAAAAAGCAAGTATCAGCAATTAAGTCATACCTACGTGCAGTGCTTGCATCTGCAATCGTACTTGGCATTGCATTGTTAACAGACTTAGCCCCACAGTATGCCGTCATCATCGGTGCAGTTGCTGCACCTCTTGCCAAGTGGGCAGATAAGAATGAGGCAGAGTTCGGAATCGGGTCTAAAGAATAATGTCTACCAACGAATGGGCTGGTATCGCTGTTGCGGTTACCACAATAATTGCCAGTTTTGCTGGTGCTGTTCGTTGGTTGGTTAAGCATTACCTTGCTGAACTCAAGCCGAATTCTGGCTCAAGTATGCGTGACTCACTCGACAGATTAGAACGCAGAGTCGACGAACTATTTACAATTATAGCGGGGAAGTAATGAGCCTACTAGATATAGCTAAAGCAGAGATTGGTACTATTGAAGTACCAGTTAACAAGACTAAGTATGGCAAGTGGTATGGCTTGAATGGTCAACCATGGTGCGCCATGTTTGTTTCATGGTGTTTCAACGAAGCTGGTCTATCTAAGTCTATTGCTGCACAAACACCAAAAGGATTTGCATCTTGCGATGCAGGGCTTAAGTGGTTTGCTAAGAAGAATAAACTTGTACCAGTTGGTCAAGCACAACCTGGAGACATTGTCTTCTTTCAGTTTGATGAAGATGCACAGGCAGACCACGTAGGGATTGTTACTTACAACAACAGATTAACAAAGAACCTCAACTGCATTGAGGGAAATACATCCAGCGGTAACGCTGGCAGCCAGTCCAATGGCGACGGCGTATATAAAAGAAAGCGTTCATACTCGCTGGTAATGGCAGTAGCTCGTCCATAGTATAAGGAGTAAGCGTGGCAACAAATAACAAAGCACTTGTTGGTGACCTTCCGATTATCCTTAGCCAGTCGATTCCGACTGCGCTTGTAAAGTATAAGAGAGAAGACTTTGCAGCAAGCTATGCTATTGGTAATACTCCATGGCTATCTGCAGCCAATGACCAGAACCGTATTAGTCGTATCACGACTACATACCAGAAGGAACGTATCGACCAGGGTTCATCCGCTGGCGAAAACTCTTTGTCTAACTGGTGGCTTCGGTCTGCTACATCATGGCATCATGGTGCTGGCGAACGTTACTACGATGCTGAAGCATCAGACTTGTTTAGATTCTATGAGTCAAGCAACATAGATGTATGGACACAGGGTGAACTAAAGCTTCTCAAGAAGACAACCAATGTTAGTACGGCATCAGTTAACAGCCCCGCTACGGTAACAGGTGGAACATTCTATACATCTGGAAACAACGTATTCTTTTTTAACCAGTCAACTTCAACCAGCACATCAACCAGTTTACCTGGTGGTGCTGTAGCACAGAAGATTACATCCGACGGCGCTGTTGGAATTGTTGGCGCAAGCGACGGTATCTACGTCGTTACAACAGCTATGGCTGTCAGTAAGATTTGGAGCAAGCCAAGTTCAAATACAACATGGACTGTTCAAGCAATTGGTTATGTCAAAGATAGAATCGTCGTCGGTGTCCAATTAGATTCTGGCGAAGCCAACACATACGAACTGAGTAGAAACCCATCATCGCCACCTAAGACAGTAAGCACAACAGAACTTAGATATTCATTCCCTAACACAACATTAAATTATGTTTCAATTGCAGAGTTAAACTCTTCAATCATTGTTGGCTATACGGTTGGTATCTATTCAAGAATCCATAGCCATGCTCTCGATGAGGCATCACCATTGGCAGCAATTAAAGAACCAATTGTCGTCGCTGAACTACCACGTGGTGAAACGCTCAACCAATTTAGAACCTACCTAAACGAGTATGTTGTACTAGCGACTAGCTCTGGTCTTCGTATTGGTACACAATCAACTGATGGGTTGGGGTTTACATATGGACCACTTACTATCAACACGGAAGTAAAAGACGTAGCGTTTAATGATTCGTATGTATATGCCACACGTTCCTATAACAATACCGCTGGTCTATGGCGTATTGATTTAGGTACACCCCTTGGCAGTAGTTATGCATATGCATCCGACTTGTCTATAACTTCTGGGTCTGCAACTGGCGTTGCATTTATTGGAACATCTGGTCGTAAGTTTATTACCGCTACCTCTGGAGTATGGACTGAATCAGCAACAGAGCTAGAACAAACTGGATTCTTAAAATCTGGCTGGATTCGTTGGGGTACAGCAGAAAAGAAGCAGCCAGTATCAATTGCTATTCGTGCAACAGGTACAGGTGGAACAGTTAACTTTACGGTTGAAGACCAAGAAAGTCGCTCATCTGGTATTGGTGCTGTCCCGCTGACAGGGTCTAACGACGTGCAGTTATCTGCTGCGTTGCAGCCAGCCGACCACTTTGAAATTACAGTAACTCTTAACCGCAGTACCAGTAGTGCAACAGTTGGACCAACACTAGAAGAGTGGCAGTGTCGTGCATTGCCAGCACCTCTACGTTCAAGAACCATTACGGTTCCACTGTTGTGCTACGAAGAAGAGCGTGACTCTAATGGAGTCACTCGTGTCTCATCACCAGCAGAAAGAGTCAAGTATCTAGAACGTATTGAGCAGAACGGTGGAGCAGTATTGTTCCAAGACTTCTCATGGGAAGAAGAACGTGTATGCACTATTCGTGCTATTCAGTTTGAGCAGAACTCGCCACCACCATTTGCCAGTGGCTTTGGTGGAATTGTTACCGTTCAATTGCAGACAATTGATACGGAGCAGGCGATTCAGTAATGGAACAGAACAAGTTAATATCACTAGTATCACCAGGTGAAAGAAGTGAGTTAGTCAATAAGGTCAGGCTAGCTCTTAATGTTGCTGGCGATGATGTGTTGGATGCTCCTCTAGCCGAAGTGCTTAAGGGTTTGCAGCACCAGCTTTCCATCCCAGCAGTCGGGTGCATCAATATAGCCACGCTGGATGCGCTCGCAGTTGCTCCACCAGAATGGTAGGGCGAGAAGAGAGGGGGAATCAGAAATGGTTCCCCCTCTTTTTTTATTTTCCAAGGGTTTACCACGGCTTGCCATCAGGCAAGCCTTTCCCGCCCACCACCCCTCAACCCTATCAGATTATTGGTAATAATCTTTGGCGTGTCGTTGCTCGGTTTATCCTGACCGTTTGGTACAATTGTCGGCATGAATCAACTTCCTCCTCATCGGTCTTACAGTCAGCTTACAACGTGGCAGTCCTGCCCTCAGAAATACTTCCTGAGTAAAGTAGCCATGGTTCCAGAGAAGCCAGCAGTATACCTGGCTGCAGGGTCTGCAGTCCACAGTATGATTGAGTGGTTGAATCATGAGTTCTACAAGCAGCAGCAGGCGAATGATTGACCAACGCGGTATACCCAGTAATGAGTGTATCAATTGCGGTAGCAATGTCCAAGTAGTTCGTGCTATATTTCAAGACTACGAATTGGTTATGTGGTTTACTGATAGCTTCTGCGGTACTTGTGGTTCTCCTATGACAACCCCAACACCAGTGGACCACCCAGAATATGTGAAGCCACACTACCCAGAGGAAGAAGACGATGAGTTTAACTGAGAAGTGGCTAGAAGTATTTAATGATGAAGTAAAATCTGTAGAGGAACAATCAGGTATTCCATCGGCGGAGTGGAAGACAGCTGGTCGCAAGACCGCTGCTCGACCAGATGGAGAAGACCTATCGTTCTGGCAAAGCGATGGGCTCAAGCAGGTTGAGGCGTACCAGAAATGGTACGAGCAATCTGGTTGGAAAATTGCCACAATGCCTGACGGTCGTCCTGGAATCGAGTGGTCAGCAGATGTACATTTCGGAGGTACACCTGTTCGATTTATTGTAGATGCCATCTATCAAGTAGGGGAAGACTTGGTAATCGTGGACTACAAGACTGGTTCCAGGACACCGTTCGGTGTAATCCAGAATGGCTTGTATGCCAGTGGTATTGAAAAGATTTTTGGAGTACGTCCTAAGTGGGGCGCATTCTTTATGACTCGCAAAGGCGAGCTTGATGATTTGGTTGACCTGTCTCACCTCAGCATAGAATATTATGAACATGCATTTGCATCTATGAATCATGGTGTACTCAACGGTTGGTTCCCAACATTTGTTGGAGAAAACTGTAAGATGTGTAGCTACATGGACAAGTGTCCAGCATGGGGCTCAAAAGATTTCCCATTACAAATACCAACAACAGGGAAAGAAAAGGAGAGAAAGTAGATGACTGAATCTATGTTCTCGTATACAGGTAAGTTGAATTCAACTGACCTATTTACCGTCCGAGGTAATAGCGTTAGTGAATTCAGAGCTAACCTAAACGCAGCAGTCGAAGCAATCGCTGAGGCTGTGCAACTACAAGCATCACTCGCTGGTCGAGTTGCTGCACCTGCAGGAAATGCATACACACCTAACGCTGACCAAGCAATCCAGATGTTGCAGGATGCGGGTCTTAACCCACAGCCTGTAGTCGCTGGCACAACCCCACAATCAATCGAGGTTGTCAAAGATAAGTACGGTAACGAATGGACATATGGACATCCAGATGCGCCAGACCTACCAGACGGACGTGGCAAGTACGCCAAGAAGAAGGGCGTATCGAAGGCAGGCAAGGCTTACGTTGGTTGGTTTGACCCAGCCAAGGGACCGAAGCCTTTCAAGCCAGGCGTTACTGAAGCCGAAACTATTTGGGCTAAGTAATCATGCGTAGCCTATTGCAAGTAGTGGGTGTCGAATCACCAGCTGGTATTCAGTTACCAGAAATCCTACCTCAACTCACCGCCAGTCAAGTTACCTTTCGTCAAGCGCAATTGCATTTGATTGCTGGTCAACCAGGCGGAGGAAAGACACTACTTGCATTATGGTACGCGATTACATCTAAGGTTCCATCGCTCTACATATCAGCAGACTCTGACTCCAGAACAATTGCAACTCGTGCAGGTGCAATCATTATGGATAAGGAAGTCGCTAACGTAGAGAAGTTGATGGATACAGATGCGAGTGTTCTTCTTGAGGATGCTCTTGCTGACGGCGCGAGCCATGTTCGATTCGCCTTCGACCCAGCACCTTCTCTTCAAGATATCGAAGAGGAGATAGAAGCGTGGATTGAATTGCATGGCTCCGCCCCAGCAGCAGTATATGTAGATAACTTAATGAACGTCGCTGCAGCTAGCGACAATGAGTGGACTGCATTGCGTGATGCAATGTCAGCGTTTCACTATATGGCACGTGAGTATGAGTCAGCATTTATTGTGCTACACCATGTGTCCGAGAATGAAAGAATGTCTAAGCCAAACTATCCAGCACCACGCAAAGCGTTGATGGGTAAGGTTGCTGCTCTACCTGAATTGGTATTGAGCGTAGCGTTAGACAGTGGGGCAAACGCTTATCGCGTTGCCGTTGTTAAGAATCGTCATGGCAAGGCTGACCCTAATGCAGAGGAGTATGTAACACTGGCAGCAGAGGCTAGCAAGATGGCTCTCTATAATTCCTCAGCGGAGCTGTTCCGTCAAAGGACATTAAGTCAGTGGCAGTAGGCAACTCCGACTTTGATTTAGATTTTAGTTACGGTCATGAAGGCGAGCAGTTAGTAGAGCAGTTACTTACTAACGGCAAGACGGTAGAAGTTAAACGCGACCGCAAGTGGCACTCCACTGGTAACGTGTATGTAGAAGTTGAATGCTGGTATAGACGAAGCGAATCATGGGAACCATCAGGTGTGATGGTAAGCAAGGCAGATTACTGGGCATTCGTGTTAGAACATGCAGTGCTTATGATTCCAACTGGGCATGTGCTACATGCCATCCGTACATACGGCAGAGAAATTACTTGTGAGATTCCGCCCAATAGAAGTAAGGGCTACTTAATTACTGTAGATGATTTAATGAAAGCGACAAAGGAACTAATGCATGTATAAGATATACGGTGCGTACATAAAGTATAAAGTAATGAGGAAGCTTGGTGTTTCAAGGAGAAAGTCCTTGCGACATATTGTAGTTACTGACAGAGTTACGCTAGATTACTGGAAGAAAGTGTACAGTCAAATTACTAAACCATAAGGAGTAGCTTATGAATATGCCAGACTTATCCAAAGGTCTTTGTCGAGAAGTTGGTACAGAATTTTTTTACCCAGATTCTGAGAACGATAGCGATACATCTATATATGCTTTTGGTAAGAAGATTTGTTCTGGCTGTGAAGTAAAGCAGGCTTGCCTTGATTGGGCTGTTAAACACGAAGGTTATGGTTTGTGGGGTGGTACTACCCCGCGTGATAGAATGGCTATCCGTCGTACTCTTAATATAAAACTAGAGTCTATTATCCCAGGAGAATATGCATGACAACTAAAACATTTAAGTTCAAATTTACAATTGCGTATGGAAAGATATCTGGCTTTGGTTTGGGAATTAACATCAGTAAGTGGTGGACAACCATTGACCTTGGCTTCTGGTATATCGGAATCGAATACTAATGACAACTGCAGCTAAACGAAAAGGTTCACAGTACGAACGCGACGTAGTCAAATGGCTACGCCAGATGGGATACCCATGCGCTGAACGTGCATATGGTGCAGGTAGGCACGACGATGTCGGTGATATCGATGGCATCAATGGTGTAGTTATAGAATGCAAGAATGAAAAAGCAATTAGGATTCCTCAATACCTTCGGGAACTTGAGGATGAGATGACACACGCGGATGCGGAAACAGGTGTTGTCTTAATTAAGAAGCGTGGCACTTCTAATATCTCAGAGTCGTATGCAGTAATGCCTGCGGAACTCTGGGTCAATCTGCTAAAACAGGCAGGTTACAATGGACATCAGTGAGAAAGTGACAGTTACTCACAAAATGAAAAGAGGTAACTATGCGGTTAATGTTAACGATGAGCTTGGCGATGGCGATGGTGCTTGCATCACCAGCCGAAGCCAAGTCACCATTACTTACACAAGAAGTTCTTATGTCCAAGATGGACAAGGAAACGAAAGTGGAGTATGCGATAGCTCAGTTCGTAACCGACAGCAAGGAACGACTATGCGCCAAGCGCATAGCCTACAAGGAGAGCCGATACAACGAGGACTCACTCAACAAAAAGAGTGGGGCTCGTGGAACTTGGCAGTTACTGTGGGCTCAACCAGGTTGGTCGTTACTGAAACAAACACAGGAGGCACACGACTATGTGCTTCACAGATACGACACTTGGTGCGGAGCGTACAGGTTCCATCAGGAAAGGAATTGGTATTAGAAAATGAATCAGTCTGAGTTCCTTGAAGCAGTCTTTAATCATTACGGATTGACCTTGCCACTTGGCGGGGAGAAATCAATCCTGTGTCCTGTACATGATGACTCACGTAAGTCTGCTTCGGTCAACTCAGACAAGGGACTCTGGGTATGTTATGCGTGTAACGCAAGTGGTTCTGGTATACAGATAATCATGGGTCGTGAAAACTTAACATACCCAGAGGCTCGTTCATGGGCAGAGAAGAACATTGGTAAGGAGTCCAAGCAATCTGCACCATCACGTGGACGTAAGAAGTCAAGCGGACGTTGGACTCCACCTAGATTGCGAGTTGGCTAATGACAACTATCGTTGGTATCCAACAAGACAATGGCTGCATGTTAGTGGCTGACTCGCGTACAACTGCTGGCAATAGACCATACTCTCATCCAACAGTTACTAAGATTAATAAGCGTGGCAAGTGGCTTATCGCTGGCGCTGGTGATGTGCAACCATGTGATGTAGTGCAGCATGTGTGGAAACCACCAACCATTCCAGCTAACATTAAAGATGAATATCATTTCATGATTACAACTGTGGCTCCGAGCATCAGGGAATGCATCAAAGAGTCTGGCTATGTGCCAGACAAAGATGATGCCGATGCTGGATTCGAATTACTATTAGCTATCAACGGAACCATCTACCAAGTAGATGATTCCTACTCTGTATATCTGCGTGATGATGGGCTGTATGGCATAGGGTCTGGTTCATCGTGGGCATTAGGCGCACTGGCAGTAGGTGCAACTTGGAAGCAAGCAATGCAGACGGCAGCAAAGAACGATGTGTATACTGCTCCCCCATTCATAGTGCATAGGCAGGAAAAGAAATGAGAACAAACCCCAAGCTCATTGAACTTTGGACACGAGCAGCAAAGACTTATCATGAATCATTAGCTGGTTCACCAGCCGAGGCATACCTTGAGAAGCGTGGCATCTTAGATGGTGCTGAAAGATTCCAACTTGGTTACGTGGCAGAACCAGTAGCAGGTCATGAAGACAGACTCAAGCATCACCTATCCATCCCCTATCTAACAGAGGCTGGTGTAGTTGGGTTTAAGTTTCGTCGCATTGATGATGGCGACCCAAAGTACATGATACCTACAGGACAGAAGCATCACCTGTATAACGTAGGTGCGATACTACATGCAGTGAGGGAGGTGTTAATAGTTGAAGGAGAAATTGATGCAATATCTGCAACTCTTGCTGGTCATCCTGCTGTCGCTGTTGCTGGCGTTAACGCTTGGAAGCCTTATTTCTCACGTTGTTTTGATGGTATAGGCAGAGTAATCATTGCCACTGACAATGATGTAAAGGAAGATGGGTCTAACCCAGGGCAGGACTTAGCCCGACGATTGCAGGATGCAATCCCTCAAGCAATCCGCGTGTCGCTACCGCCTGATAGCGACATCAATAGTATAATTGTGCGCCAAGGAGCTCAAGCTTTAACCGATTTGATTAAAGCACTAGACGATTAGAAGGGGCTGCCTTGGCTGAAGACACAACCATCCTTGAATTTGAAGAGGATGCTCAAAAAATATACGACGAGTTGCTTGCTATCTTAGTAAAGAAGCAACTTGATTATGGTCCATACAACATCTGGCATGCGCCAGGTGGCGCAACCAATGGGCTGATGGTTCGTATGTCAGACAAGCTAGAGCGTTTGAAGAATCTGATATACAAGAATAGAGAGCCGAACAATGAATCTCTTGAAGATTCATTTGTTGATATGGCTAACTATGCAATCATCGCACTAATGGTACAGCGTGGAGTGTGGGCTAAGTATGCCGAGAAACAGAAATAAAACTTACGAAGAGCAACGCATCTCTCGCATACGGTCTTACGGTATTAGTGTCGAAGAGTACGACCGTATGCTCGCCGAGCAGAATGGTGGTTGTTACATTTGTGGGGAAGCTCCCACCAACAGGGCGCTTGACATCGACCATTGTCATACGTCTGGCAAGGTACGAGGACTTCTTTGCAGTAACCATAATCGCGCCCTTGGTTTATTAGGTGATGACCCCGACCTACTACTCAAGTCTGTTGAATACTTGGTGAAGAACCATGGTTGAACTAACACGCGACCATGAAATATGGATACAGGTGGATGAGATAACTTCTATCATTGCCTACAACTTGTCCAAGAAGTACCATCGGTTTGCCGAGCGTGATGATATTAAGCAGGCGATGAATGAGTATGCCTGGAAGCGCAAAGATAAAGTCAACGAGTACCTCATGCGTGAAGATGATATCGAACGGAAGATGGGATACAAAGCTTTCACTACCTTCATGCGTAGGGCAGGCGAGCGATACGCTCGCAAGGAAAAGGCTAAGGCTTTAGGGTTTGAACTTGGTGATGAATACTTCTATCGTATTGAGATGGTTGAGAACCTGATTAAAGTTCTTGGCTCTGAAGATTCCCACTTGGTTAACCAAGTAATGGACCCAGATATGCATGGCGTTCAGGCTAAGCGACAGGTTAGTGAAGGCAACAACTTGCTAGCTTTGCTAGCAGATGTAGACAAGGCGATGAAAAGATTAGACCCACGTACGCAGGGGATACTTAACAGTCGCTTCGCTCAAGACCTACCACTTACGGAGATAGCAACCGCATGGGATATATCTCCGCAGCGAGTAGAACAGATAGCTACACGTGGTGTTAAAGATATTATCGAACTACTCGGAGGCGCTACACCTTATGCCTAACTATAACTTTGCTTGTCCCATGTGTGACAAGCAGCAAGAGCTGTATCTTGGTTATGATGATGATGTCTTTCCTAAATGTGAAGACTGCAATGTTACTTTAAGTAAGGTGTTCACCCCACCTGCAATCCATTTCAAGGGTGGCGGATGGGGAGGAAGTCATGGCGGACAATAAGCGTGAGCTGGTTGAGAAGATGAAAGCTAAGACCAGCGGAAGTAACAACCAAATCATGTTGACTTGGTGCGACAATGGCACTGTCGATGGCAAGTTCATGGAAGGCGTAGTGTATTCGCTATTAACTGCTGGTCTACCGATTACATCAGCGCAACGTGTACAAGGTAATCAGATAGGTAGACAGCGTGATACTGCATTCGATACGTGGCACAAGAAGACAGACTTTGATTGGATACTATGGGTGGATAGCGACATCGTTCTAACGAACGAGTCGCTTAAGAAAGTATGGGATGCAGCTGACCCAGTAGAACGACCAGTTGTATCTGGTACTTACTTCATCAGTAAGCAGATGGAATCCTCCATCATGCAACCATATCCCGCGCTATTTACAGCCCACGAATCTGGTGATAAGTACACCATGACATACGTACATCCACTGCCACACGACCAGCTAATCCCTATCGACTACGCTGGGTTTGGATTCTTATTGATGCACCGTAATGCAGCTAATAAGATACGAGAATTCCATGGTGATAAAGCTTTGTTCATCGAGACAGATGGTGGTGGTAGTGATGGCAGAGATAGATTTATTGGTGAAGATATCCAGTTCTTCATGAACATGAAGGAGGCTGGTGTCCCATTGTATGGTCATACTGGGGCAACGGTGAAACATATGAAACGATTTGCATTCGATGAAGAGTTCTACAAACTCTATTGGATTACGATGATGAACAGCGTGAAGGCGCAGGCGGAATAAAAAAAGGCGGGGGTGTGAGCCCCCGCCTTTTCTCTTTTACTTCAGACTTATCGAAGAGAAAAATTCTCTCTTCGATTGCTCTGCGTTATAGCAAAGCCGATACATATCGGCTTCACCTTTCCTCTGTCCCAACCGATAGGCAGTGAAACCTACAGCTATTGCTGTGATGATGATGGTAATCATCTCTTTAATTCTCCAATCCGTTCTAGTAATTTCTCTGGTTGTTCAAGGTGAACAATTGCTGCACGTCCACCTTCTGCATCACAGGCTGATAAGTTCTTCATGAACTTCTCAACCTGCAACTTGGTACTGAACTCACCCCACGCTTGGACTGGAGCCCATCGTGCCAACTGTGCTACGAGTATGTAGTTATCACGTTTCATTCTGGATTCATCCAGAGCTTCGATGATTTCTACGGCTAAGTCCGCAGCACTTTCGGAGTCAGTGTTGTCTGGGTCTAACAAGTTAGCAACTAACTTGATTTCAGTTGGGCGTGGTTTAGCCATCAGTAGTTCTTAATACATTGAACGTAGTTCTGATGCTGAGCCAACGCTTCAAGCGCTTCTCTTGATGTGCGCCTTTCTATCTCTGCATTGCAGTAATCGCAGATGATAGTAACGCTAGCGATATGTATCATGATTCCTCCTTGTTAAACCAAGGAGCACCAGCGATATGTTCCCTTGGCTTTGGCTCTGGGTCAGCAGAATGCTGACGTGTAACTAGTTGACATACATCACCGTCTGCTTCCTTGTAATGCATGTGAGCACCAGCCATGAAGAGGACTTCGTCCTCGTCATCGCCGATGCCGTAGGTGTCGTGATACCCGCAGTACCACGACCACCCATCGATAGGACGGATACGTAATGCTTGAGGTCTTACCTCAATCGTATCCTTGTCGGTCATCTTGCCCATCATTCCTCCTCTGGAGCATACATAATAACATCAGTAAGCATAGCTTCTGTGTTGTCATGTCGTGGTTGTTCAATCAACTCTGGTTGATTGGTGTCCCTACTGTAGATGAATAGATAGTCAAGTGCTTTGAGAAGGTACTGCCCAACCTGCGCTGTTAACGCAGGCTGGACATACTCCTTCTGGTTGTCGATAGCATCGACATATTTCTGTAATGGATTATCCACGATTAGATTCCTTTCGTGATTAGTTCAAGAGCCTTGCTCTTGATGCGGTCAGCTGAGCCAGTGATGATTCGTTCGGCTCGTGTTGCTTCTGACTTGTGGCTGTAGTGGTCAGCGTATTCGACGATGGCTTGGAATGCACCGA